CAATCCCGTGACCTTCAACCGAAGCGGCACCGGATCGTAGTGCACGCTCTTCGGATCGAGGCGCGGGGTCGGCGTCCTTTTTGTCTTTCGACTTAGCGGCCGGAACTTTTCCTTTTTCGTTCCCGCGTGCCTCAGTTTCTTGCTCATCGTCTTCGCCTTTCTCGGCATTGCCGAGTTCGCCGCCCTCTTCCGGGCCCCCTTCGCCTTCCCTTCGCCTTCTTCAGACTCTAGCTCGAGCCCGCTTTCCTTGATGTCGTCCGCATCTAGCGTCGGATCGAGCACCGTTTCCATGGACCACTCATCGCCGCCGAAGCGCGACGTACGGATCTCGCTCGCATCCACCGCCGACATATCGTGGTAGATCTGGTCGGTCTGCGCCACTTTCAAGCGCATGTCGGCCTTCTCGGTCTCGTCGAGCACGACGAGCGAGTTAAACTTGATGCCGATCTTGGGCCGCTTCGTGAGCAGCATCGCCACGCGTTTTAGCTTGGGCAAGAGGTAGTGTTGTTGCTCGCTTCCGATAAAGTTTTGCCAGTGCTTGTCGGTCGAGTTGCCGGTGGCGTTGCTCCCATCAGGAGACTCGCCGAGCAGTAGAGTGTGCGGAATGTCGGTTTCAGCGACAAGTCGATTTGCTTGGTGAACGAGCAGTTCAGCCACACCTTGGAGGGTTCTTCCTTTGTTCTCATAGTCCTCCTCGTCAGCATCCAAGATCATCGAATTTATCACGCTCTTGGCGTAAGAGATCAGCTCGATTCGCTGCTTTACCAGGTCTTCGTTCCCCGCTTGGATGAGGTTCGCGAGATTCTTCATCTTGAAGATGTCGACGTTGAAGTCTTGGAGGCACGCGCCCACGGCATCGTTCGCGCTCACGTAATCGCGGATCACCGGGTAGAGGCGGTTCAAGATAGAATCGTGCCAGTAGTTGTTCCGGATGAACGTGCGGCGCGGAACGAGCTGCCCGTCGAAGCGGATCATGCGCGTCCAGTGGATCGGGTACGCTTTGTACTGCGAACCCATCTGCACGTTGAGGTAGTAGATCCGTGGATGCCCGTAATTGGGGTGGCCGAAATCGTACTCGATGTCGGTCGTGAGAATGCGTAGATCCCACCGAGAAAGATCCCGGAAGGCAAGAATTTTCTCTCCATCGCGTAGAGGGCCAGCGGGATTGTCGGTGTCGGTCACGATGTGCATGCACGCACCACCGTATGCGCGCCCCCATTTCCACGAACGCAGCATCGTCCCGCGTAGATCGAGCGCCTCGGCTTGGTCGTTCAGCGCCTCTTGCGCGGGCTTGTCAAGGCCCGGCCATTCGTTTCCTTGGCGGAGCGCGCTCTCCGGAATCAAGTCCACGATGCGAGCTGCAATGCCGCCACCGGCGTAGAGCTGCTCGTAAAACTCCGGTGGGTGATCGTCCCAAAGGATGCGCGTCGCCGTGCGTTTGTCCATGTTCGTGCCGAGACCCGTGACGAGATTCTGATACGAGTCCTTACGCTTCTCGCGCACGAACTTCTCGCCGGGGCGCATTTCGATCACGTCGGCATCTTTCTTCTTGGCGAAATCCTTCTTCATCGCTTGAGCACTCCCGCTTTGAACGCACAGCTTTCATAAACGTGCTTGAGTTGGAACTGATCTTGGGGCGCTTTGGCGCAATAGTATTTGCCGTCCACGAAAACGCGCGTGAGCCGACGCCGCTTCGGCTTAATCGCCGGCAGCATTGAACGGCACCATGCGCACCACTGAATCGCGTTGTTGGGCTGAATCATCTGGATCATCGTTTCACCAGGGCGGCAAGTTTTTGGAGGCTCGTGCTCATCCTGCCGAAATGAGAGCACGCCATGGTGGCAGTGTCCACCGTGTCGTCGTGAGAAGCTTTCGAGCCCGCAAGGGTCATGCGCGTGATCTCGTAGATGTTCACCTTCACCCACGGGTTCTTGCTGGGCCGGGGGTACCACACGTTCTTGGACTTGTAGAGCGGACTCACTGCTGCGAGCCGGGCTCCTTTGCTCGTCGCCGGTTTGTTTGCAACCAAGCCAGGAACTTTGTCTTTGACGAGCGAGATAACCGCTGCCCCATTCGCTTTTTCTTCGATTTCTCGGTGGAACGCACGCGGGTGCGCCCCGATGATTCGCGCAAGGGCTTCGAGCTGCTCAGGCAATCCCATCCGCGCACGTATTTGATCGATGAGGAAGACATTAGCTCCTTTTCTTCCCCAAGCTTCAAAAACTGCGTAATCGTTCTCTTCGTCTTTCTCATACGTGAGATCCGCGAAGATGCCCATCTCGTCCATCGTGGGCAGCTCATCATAGAACTGGATGTCGTCCTCGGTGACGATCGCGCCTTTCGTGTTGAGCGGAGTTCCCTGGAACATCGGGAACCAGAACATATCGGTAACGTCGATTCGTTTTTGCTTGAGATCTTCGACGGTGTAGCGCTCGGGACAGAGGGCTTCACCGAGGTTGCGGCCGAGCGGATCTTTCTCGGGGTTCTCGCACACGGCCTCGAAGTTGAGGTACGTCCATCCGCCTTCCCTCTCGAGTTCACCAATTAGGTCGTCGTCCATCCACCGCGTGTGCATCACGATGATAGAGCCGCCGGATTGGAGGCGCGTGTTGGCGACGGCGCGGAACCAATTCATCACGCCTTCCCGGATCTTCGGGCTCATCGCCTCTTCCGGGTTCTTGTACGGGTCGTCGACGATGAAAAGATCAGCGCCCTCGCCGGTGGCGGGGCCGTCGACGCCAGCGACCATCATTTGGCCCCCGGCGGCGGTCATGAATTTCTTCTTTGAGGCCGTGTCCAAGCGCATCGGGATGCGGATGTGCGGATTGAGCGTGAGGTTCTCGCGGACTTTCGTACCCCACTTGTTGCCGTACTCCTGGCCATACGTACCCAGGATGACTTTGCGCTTGGGAAACTTGCGCATGTAGCACGTCGGCAACCAGTTTGAACAGTACTCCGATTTTCCATGTTGCGGCGGCGCGGAGAGGAGAATGCGTGCGTTGCCTTTGAGAATTGCCGGCCATACGGTGTCGTTCACCTTCCTGATCCACTTGTACGAGCGCCACTCGCCCTCAGATGCAAGCTGCGCAAGCGTATCCGGAAATTCAAGACGAGCGGCGAGCGCCAGCTTCACGAGATCAGGCGTGATTGCTGGCGCTCCCATTATGCGCGCACCTTGAGCAGGCCGAGTTGGTCGGCGTACTTGTTCCACGAGAGCGGCCCGATCACGCCGCCTTCTTTGCCGAACGCCTTGACGGCCTTGCGGTGATCTTCGTCGTCCAGCTCGCAGTAGCCCACGAGCACGGGATCGTTATCCTTGAGGTGCGCGAGCAGCTCAGCGTCCGAACTGCACACCAAGATCTCCCAATCGCCTTCGTTGATCAGCACGGGCCACGAATGCTTGGGCGGCACCTCAGTGGGCTTTGGCTTTCTCCATCCGAACACGGCTATACCCCCGTAACCGCATCGTAGATCATGCACGCGGCCACGATCGGCCACAGCACCATCATCACGGGAAAAAGAAGCCAGTTGATGAAGAACGCCGGGAACACGCCGCCTTGATTCTGCGGCTCAGAGTTCTCGATCTTCTCCGCCTTGAGCGTCACGAAGAAGCCCACAAGGAAGTACGCCATCGCCCAAATCATCCGCGCACCTCATGCGGTACGTTCTCGCTCTTTTCCTCGACACTCGCAGCTTCCGGGTATTGCGATTGCGCCTGCGAGAGCGCCAATCCTCGATCAGTCGTGAGCGTCTCGTACACCGCAATGAAGTTGCCGAACTTGTCGTACACGCACCACTTCATACGGCCGTCCGCGGGAGTTCTTTGCCCTTGGGCTCGAGCGGCTCGGGGCCGCCCGACATGCCGAATTCGGTGTCATGCATGTGGCCGGGCTCGTTGTAGGCGGCGTCGGTTTCGTACACGTCGCCATCATGCTCGTAGAGGTGCGTATGGAAACCGGCGCGCGAATTTGCGTTCGGTTTCTTCAGCATGCCGCACGTCGAGAACGCAGCGGACTTATCGCTCTTGGGCACCGAGTGCTGGTGGTCTTCGCTGTCGCTTCTACGAGTCGCTTTTTGGATCTTGCTCATTTTTCTTTTCTCCGGGTTGGGCTTGGTTGGATTCGGGTAGCGAGAGCTGGAGCGCGAGAGCGCGCATGAGCGCGGCCTTTTCGGGATCGTTCATGATGG